CCCCATCTTTGAGGACGACAAACCTGTCGTCACTGACACCTCAGCAGAGAATTTCTTTGCGGCTGTTGACAAGCGAGTCAACTATTTTAATAATAAGCCTGCGGAAGCCACTTTGAAGGCATCACAAGACCTCCTGGATCTTAAAATCCCAGAAAGGCATGCCGAAGTAGATTGGACTTACGAGTTATTTGAAGAATGGAACTCACACAACACTCCGTCTAAGCAGAAGCTTATGATAGAAGCCGTTGAAACCTTCGCTGGTTTCACAATAAAGAAATATGGTGCCAAGGACGTATTCACAAAGGTTGAATTACTCCTCAAGAGGCATGATAGTGAATGGGCTGGTAGATTAGTCAACAATTCTACCGACCTACACAATGCCATCAGCGGACCGATTTTACAGGCGTGTACCAAGCGTCTAAACTATGTGCTCGATAACGAGCAAGAAGGATCAAGTCTGAGGTACCACCTCGGATATGGAACAGCAACCATTGACAAGGTTGCTGATTTGATTAACAATTGTGGCGAAATGCCCGACTACGTCGTTGAGTGCGATTTTTCCGCCAACGACATGATGCAGGTCAAAACTGCCGTTCTGTGCGAAACAGCCTGGTTACACAGGCTGGGGGCGCCCGAATGGCTCTGCAAAATCATGGTCGACGCAAACGTCTACAACGTTTACAACAGGGATTTCCAATTCTCTGCTGTAATATCATTTCAGCTACCCTCTGGAAGTACGTCAACTACTTTCAGAAATTGCATATGGAACATGTCCATATTCCACCAGTGGACCCAGTTTAAGGCTCCGGGTCAGAGCAGGCCAACCGTAGAACGGTGCCTCGCTTTCTTCTTGGGCGATGATATGCTAGCGCTCATCTTCCGGTCACGGTACCGGGGATGTACAGAACGAGGTCGCAAACGCGCGGCAAAGAGCTACGAGCATGTAGCAAACCACCTGGCCTCAATGAAGGCGAAGTGTAAGGTTCATCTCTTCTTAGGAGATGCTGAATTCCTTTCTAAACACTTCGTCCCAACTGCCAGTGGCTGGCGTATGTTCCCCAAGATGGGGAGGGCGTTATCCAAGATTAACGTCAGAGTGAACAACAACCGTACACTCTCAAACGCTGAATACATGCTAGGTAAGCTCCTGAGCTACGCCTTTGAGTACCGATACCTCCCTCTCGTGAGGGATCCTATCCTGGTTAAAGCCCAGCAGATTGAGAACACTTTCTCTCTAACTGCTGAGACTGTGACCGAAGCCGCCTTTACCTACAACTATGGTAAGGTGGTTAGGGAATTTGGCAGAGATGCGGCACTCCGCATGCTCACAGTTCCCGAAGAGGATGAGATCCAATACGATGATATTGGTATGTGGTTAGGCCACCGTTATGAATGGTGCTGCTCGGACTTGGAGGATCTTATGGAACGTCTCCTTTTCGGGGACGAAGACATTCCTCTCTCGTTTTACGAACCCCTCGCTTCCAGAGATTTCTGGTAGAAGGCATCGCGAATCCAGCCTGTGTAAACACGGCAAATAAACATCCGCCACCGTAGAGATGTAGGGCACTGCCCGAACTCTACACGGCGTGAACAATAAAAACTGC